AGAAGTTAACGCTGGGTCAGCACTTAATACGCTACCACCGTTAAATCCAAACCAACCTAGCCACAATATTAATACTCCTGCCGTAGCAAAAGGTATATTGTGTCCAAATATTGGAATAGATACTCCGTTTTTAAACTTACCTAATCTTGCTCCAAGTAACCATACGGCAACTAAAGCAGCCCATCCACCAACAGAGTGAACTAAAGTACTTCCAGCAAAGTCGTAGAATCCTAGACTATCTAGAAATCCACCTCCCCATTTCCAAGAACCTACTATTGGATAAACTAATCCAACGTAAATTAAACTAAACAACATAAAACTTGTTAGTTTAATACGTTCAGCTACAGCTCCACTTACAATAGTTGCGGCAGTTGCGGCAAACATTCCTTGAAATAAGAAATCTGTCCACCATGTATAACCTCCGCTTGCATACTCTGCAGTCATACCATTAATAGGAGCATCAATTCCAAATCCAGCAAATTTTAAAAGACCTAAATCTCCTTCTTCAAATCCTGGATACATTAAATTGAAACCTCCAATATAATACACTAACAATCCCATACATATAATAAATATGTTTTTGAATAGTATATTAATTGTATTCTTGCTTCTGGTTAGCCCTATCTCTAAGAAAGAAAAACCAAGGTGCATAAAGAAAACCAATCCTGTGCAAATCATCATCCACACATTGTTCGCAGTAAATAAACTTTCCATAATAAAATTAATTTAAAGTTTGATTACCTCGTTGACCAGTCCTAATACGGTATGCTTCTTCTATATTACTAATAAAGATTTTACCGTCACCAACTTCACCTGTTTTAGCAGATTCTAGTATGGCTTTAATTGTTCTATCAAGAAATTCATCTGACACAACAATACTTAAGTACCTTCTCTGAATATCAGAAGTACTGTACTCTATTCCTCGGTAGCTACTACCGATTTTCTCATTGCCTACGCCTGTTACGTCCCAATAACTAAAGAAAGTTACCTTAACGTCCATTAACGCAGACTTCACATCATCGAATTGAGATTTTCGAATGATGGCATCCACTTTTTTCATAAAAAAACGATTTAAATTAAAGAATAATGCAAATATACGATTATAAATAATCAAGGCACATTGGGTATGTGCCTTTAGTTTTAACAAATTATAAACGCAACCTACGGCAGTCGCTCAAGCTCGTTTATAAGGGTGTTATAAACAATAAATTACTTAGGCATAAACTCTTCAAAAGCCTTTTTAATTACCCATCTATAACCGTCAGCAGTGGGGAACTCTCTTAATGCTATTTCTTCTGCCTTGTCTATGTTTTCGGCTTTTATAAGTTCATTAATAACTCCGTTCCTTGCGTAATCGCCAATCAATAAAAAATATTCCATAATTCGTAATTTACTTTTTATAACATTAATTAAATTCCATTAAAACGGTATTTACTTATACCATTAGTGGTAATACTACTTACTACCAAAATATTTTTTAGGTATCATACATTTTTCTATAAGTCTTTTATGAACTTCTTCTTGTGAAGGAATCAATTCAAGAAAGCTTTTTAAAGAATCAGACATACCTAAATCAATAGGTTTTATTTCCGTACTACCACTAACATTATTTAAATTCAATTTATCTTTCGCTTTGCTCATTCTAAACAGTATTTACATTTATCATTAAAAAAAGGCGAGGACTTTTTTTTTCGTGTAGTGTAAAGTTTGCCTCGCCGTATCAAAGAACGATCTTTAAATCATCTTTTTAGTTTTCTTATCAAATCGAATTGTTTTTAGTACTTCCCCATCAAGGCTAAATTTAAAAACAATTTCATCACCATGCTCTCTTTTTGTTGTGCATATTTCAGCAATCTTGTGAGAGTTTTTTGGTCCTGTACCTACAAAAATTTCTTGGTTACTTGTTTCTTTTGCTCCAAATGATTTGTCGCTTTTGTAAATACACGCTTCTACTTTTGTCCAAATTGGATATACTCTACTTGCCATATTTAAATATTAAAGGTTTTAAACATTATTTCATTATACCCATCAAAAATATTACCTTCTGTTTTTTCATCTACTATGTTTTGAATCATTTCTGGTAACACGTATCTAAACTCTGGCTCTTCTCCATTTGAACTATTCCAAAAAAGTATATAGTTTTCATCACTTTGAATTTTATACACTGTTGTGTCCTCAAAGTCATCTTCTATTGAATGCTCGAAATCTTTTCTAGCTATTGCTTTAATCAGTTCTTTATCCATAATTAAAATATATATCTGATTTTATTCCATTTAATAATTTTATCATGAAGTTGTATAAACGATTGAATATAATCACGTTTTAAATTGTGCTCATATCTAATGTTTGTACCTCCATAACTTGAAACTTTGCTTTCTTGGTTTTGTGGTGTCCATAACAAACTTTCGCCTTTTTTGTTGTTTTTGACATTTTGATAATGTTTCTTTTCGTTGTGTGTTAAAAATATTACTTCACATTTTACTTGTTTTTTGTAATCTATATAATCATTACATAGTTCAAACAAATATTTGTAATCTTCTAACCAACTAGGATAAACAACAACAGGACTAAAGTTTAAATGAACATCATAACCAGCATCAATAAAAGCATCTACAGCTTTTATTCTATCAATAATTTTAGGTGTACCTGGCTCAAGATAATCTGAAATCTTTTGTGGCATTAAGCTAAATCTAATCCTTACTTTACCGTTTGGGTTATAATTAATAAACTCAATAGGTATAATTTTAGTGGCTAAAGTAGCCATAGCTATAGGATGATTTTTAAAGAACTCAAAAATCTTTTCCCAATCATGATACTTTCTATGCAAAGCAAAATCTTCATTACAAGCTATGTCGTATGTCATATAGCTTTCATGAGTTTGATTAGGTTTGCTAGCGTTAGCTACAAAATAAGAATGATTATTAATTTCACTTAAAATTTGATTAACGTTTTTAGAAACAGTTAAACCTTTTTCTAAATGTCGTTTCATATAACAATAAGTACAGTCTAATAAACAACCATAACCAAAAGAAGGAGTAATATAATCACTACTCCTTCCTGATTCTCTTATTGTCATTGATTTTCTATCAATGTAATTAATTAACATTATATTCCTGTTGCATTTAAATGTTTTTTGTAATCTCTGTGTTCTTGTTCTTCGATTAACGTATTAATTGCATCACGAGAAATATGATAGCCTTTCTTTTCAAAATAACGAACATAATCAAGTAGTCTTTCTTGTAAAATATCTATTGCTTGTTCATAACGCTTTTGAGAGCGTCTTTTACAAGGCAATAAAGTATCTCCAAAGCCTGTAAAAGCTGTAAAGCTTTCTACCATACCATCAGCAGACCTTTCAACTGGAACTGCACTAACTCGGTAACCAGTTTCCCTGTATTCGCTAGTAGCCCAATTACGACTTTCGCTAGGTTTTAAGTAACTAATACTAAATTTGATTTTCACAGACGGTTTGTCTGTATCAATGTAAATTTTGTAATTCTCCATAATTTATTTTTTAAAGTTAAACATCAAGGCACAACGGGTAATCCCATCGTGCCTTAACTGAACTTTAAAAAATCACTATGTCTGAATAGTAATGCCTTAAACTCTCCAAGTCCTCCAAGTGGAATGATAGTAGTGTAATCCTACGACACAGTACCATCTAACTTCAAAGCTAACACTCTTGGAAGTGTTGTGATAGAGGAAGGTTGCCGATTTATTCACCCTAATTTGACCTATCACTTGCTTATCCATTAGCTTGGAGAGTTTATTTTAATCTTTTAAAACTTTAAATTCTGTAGATATGTGATCTGAAGAATCTAAAATTATTTCTTCATCATGATATCTTTGACTTAAGATAACATTAGCTTCAGCTTCACTATTAGCTTCTACTTCAATAACTTTAGATAAGGTTTCAATTATTTCTACATTATATTTAGCCATAAATACTAATTTATGCAAATTTCATCAGCTTCATCTAAATCATAAGATGTACTTCTTGAATGACCAATTTTAGTTATCATAGTTGGACTACTAATAGTGTAATGCCAATCATTACCTTCAGGGTCACTAGCGTACACTACAGGTAGTTCTTTAGCTTTTGGATTAGCTTTTAGAAAGTCGTTTAAACTTTCTACATATTCTTCTAAATTCATAATAAATAGATTTTTAATTCAAAACACAAAGGGAAAATGCAATCTCAAACAAGTGTTCTAATAAAAAATTGAGGGCAATAGGCATTTCTACCCATTACCCTCTCTCTATCTACTATGGTTGATTTACATTATTTGAATTGCTTTAGATACTTATCGTAGGCTTTTTCTCCATACATGAGAAACCAATATTCGTATCTTTCATACTTTCTAAATTCGTTATAGGTAAGTTTTCCAGTTAAGTATCTATAATCCTTATTTCTAAAATAAAAAGACAATAATGACATTAAAAACATTAATGTAAATAATAAATAATAACTGTCTCGATTCAAATATGACACTATAGCGCATATAAGCATCATTACAGAACCCATTAGACTTATTATTACTAAAACAAAAGTTATGTTTTTATTCATCATTATCTCTATTAATAGAAGGAATATAAATATCCATATCAAAAGCTTGTTTTCCAAACTTATTACATGTACACATTAATTTATCGTGTTTGATAAATATTTTGTGTTTCAAAGGTGTACCTGTTTTCGCATCAATCATGTAAAAACCTGTCACCTTTCCTTTGTCATTAAATATTAACGACATCTTGTGCTTGTGGTACTCTGTTAGTAATCTTTTAAACAAAATACCTGCTCTTTTTCTATCAAAAGGTATCTTAATACCCTTTAGTTCTTTAAAATCTTTTAATTTTTCCATAGTAAATTAAATCAATTTTATAAATAAATAATTAACCAAAATTCTGTATTCAAGAGTTTGTTTCATCGTATTTTTCTTTTACAATTTTAATAAACTCTTTCATTTCATAGGTATTGTCAATGTCTTCAGCATGTTTGAAAATAAATTTCAACAAATCTTCTCTAAAGTTGTGAAGAGTCATTTGCTTAGTATAATAATCTCTTAAAAACTCTGTATTAACAATACTGTCAACTCTTAACTTATTAAGTTCAGAATTGATTTCTTCGCCCTGGCATTCTACTCTAGTCAAAAAGTCTGTAAGCTCAAAATAATGTTTTATAAATAATTTCATAGTAAATAATTTAATAATCAAAGCACAAAGGGCAAAAAACCCTTCGTACTCTGATTCACTTATGAAAAACAAAACAATTTAAATGTTATAACTATTCATTTTCTTAGCGTAATTGATTAACAAATTTATAGCTTCTAACTGAAACTCTGGTGTGCAATCCCTTACGTCATATTTTAAATGAATATGTTCTTCCAGAATAGTGTTTACAACGTCATGAACACCTCTTTCCAAACCGCTTTCTGACAAAACTATGTAATCTCCGTCATGATCTGCGTACCCTAGTATTTTAGGATTAGAGAATTTAGCTACAACAATATCATACTCACATGGTAATTTACATTCAGCTAAAAAGTTTTCTGCTGAATGTATAGTATTCATTTGAAGTTGATTTGGATTTTTAACAATCCTGTACTGAATACCTCTACCCTTATCAAACCTTAAGTCTTTTAACTCTTTGTTGTCAACTAACTTAGAAGATATGTGTGAATAAAGTATTTCTGGAAGAAAAGTATATCCCGAAACCTCATTAACATCTAAAAGACTTATTAATCCCGCAGGTTGAACATTGATTTCAGTACAAACTTCAATAAACTCTTCTGAAATTTTAATTCCATAAGAAGATTCAAAGTCAAACTCAATGTTATTTCCTACAAGATTTGTTAAGATATTCTTAATTATACTCTTATCAGTACAAGTAAGTATTACCTTCCAAATATCTCTGTTAACTAACCAAGAGTATTTAGCGACCCTAGATTCGTTTATCTCAACGTTAGG